AAACTGGAGGCATAAAGTATGATTTATTTAACTGAAGGAAACATACCTCTTAATGCTGCCTACGATGATGATATCGTACAGGAAGCAAATAGTACCTACCAATTAACCTTTAAATTCCCTACAAATGATATCTTGTGGCAAAGACTGAGAGAAGAAAAATTCTTGACCGCTGATGATCTACACGGTGAGCAAGATTTTGTGATTTTTGAAGTCGAGAAAAAGCATGGATATATTCAAGTCTATGCAAACCAAGTCATGACAATGTTAAATCACTACGTTGTTAATCCAATGTCTTTGGATAGGCAGACTGGTTCAACTGCTTTGAGTCAATTTGCTGGAAGCATCACTCGTAGCAATCCATTCTCATTCTTTTCAGATATTGAAGATAGGCATACCTTCAATACTGATACAACGAACGCTATGGAAGCTTTGACCAAGGATAAACATTCTATTCTTGGTCAGTGGGGTGGTGATTTAGTCAGACATGGTTATCAAGTTCGATTATTGAAAAACGGCGGTTCAGAAAATGAATCGCTTTTTATGTATAAGAAAAACCTATCTAGCTACCAGCATAAGACATCTACTAAATCTTTAAGGACTCGCATCACCTTCATCACAACCATCCGTGGTGAGGGAGAAAACCCAGTCGATAAGCACTATAAAGTAGTTGTCGATAGTCCACTGATTAACAAATACAGTCAGATTTATGAAGATGTTGTGGAAGTGAACGACCAGGATGTTAAGGATGAAGCAAGCCTTAGAGAATATGGCAAGCAGTATTTCAGAACAACCTTGTGCGATATGCTCGAAGATAGCATTGAGATTGATGTTGTTGGTAGAAGTGATGTACCTGTTCAGATGTTTGATATTGTAGGCATCTATCACGAGTTCTATAATCTTGATGTTCGTAAGAAAATTACAAAATATACTTACTCACCGACGGCTAAAAAGCTTAAATCTATTGGTTTCGGTCAATTTCAATCAGGTCTTGCAAATGCGATTGGGAATGTAGTTAGTGATGCCTTCAAAAGTGAAAACCAGCATTTTCAAAGTAATTTTGAAAGACAACTAACAAGAGAGCTTAAAAATGCTAACCTTGCTTTTGACCGAAAAAAAGAAGAATTAACGAATCAATTCACAGATGAAGTGAATGCCATCAAAGCTAAAAACGAAGAAGATAAGCGTGCTCTATCTGATGAAATCAATCGAAAGTTTCATGACTTCAGCCCAGAAGGATTTGAAGAAGCCAAAACGAAAGCAGAAGAAGCTTTGAAACAAGCTAAAGCGGGATTTAATCTAGCAGATGAAGCGAAGTATATTGCAGACCAAAATTCAATCATATTTGCTTCAATAACTAATAGAGTGAACAAGCAAGACGACAAGCTGGATAGTGCTATCAAAGATAATGCCTTGAAACTTGCCGAATACAAAGAAACAGTCAGTGAACGTATAGCAAATCTTTCTAGTCGAATGGCTGACAAGGTCAATGTCGTTGACTTTCAACGTGTGAGAGAAACAAGTCAGCTATACGAGCGCATTTTAGGTAGTTCAGAGAGTGATATTTCGAGAAATGCTTCACGCTTAGTCATGAGCGACCAAGTATTTCAGACGGAAGTTGGGAAATACGTCACAGACGATAACAACTTGATTGTTAATTCGATGACAATGGGCAAAAACACACTTGTTGGAAATAACAATCCAAAAGCGAGCGTATCTGTCGAAGATGGCATCTTTACAATCAAGGCACAAGGGCTTACTGGTTATAACTGGTCTGGGTTTACACTCCCGATTTATGTAAAAAAAATCTATCGTGGTGAAACCTACACGCTCGGATTTAAGTATCGTATTAGAAAATATCCAGATGTATCATTTGCGTTTAATATCAAAAACCACGGGCTAAATAAAACCCTAACATGGGCTAATATTGGCGAAAATAGACCACCACTTGACGAATGGCAAGAGTTCCAAAAGACTTTTACCATGCAAGAAGATTTTGCTTTTGGTGAGGATGCGAACTATCCATTTTATATCTTCTTGGCTAAAAATGGTTGGATTGAGTTCAAAGAACCTATATTGGTTCGTGGTTCAAAGACTGGACCGTACAAGCCAAGTCAATTTGATGATGCTTACAAGATGACAGATGAAGCTAAAGGACTTGCTACGGATGCACAGACAAGAGCGATTCAGATCGCTCAAGGCTTGGAAGCAACACGAACACAAGTTACACAACTTGCTGGATCATACGCTATCCAAAATTTGAACAGTGCAGGCGACATAATCAACGGTATAAATTTTGCCGCTAATGGTAATAACCGTATTATTGGTAAGGCTACTCATATCACAGGTGACACTTTGATTGACAATGCGGTCATCAAGTCTGCTATGATTGATAAACTGAAGACAGCTAATTTTGAAGCTGGTTCAGTGACTACCAACATTTTAGGAGCTGAAGCAGTAACCGCTGAGAAGGTTAAGTTTGATACTGCTTTCATTCAGAGGTTAGTATCACAACAAGCATTCATCGATGAGTTGTTTGCAAAAAAAGCGACGATTACTCAGATTCAATCCATTGATATCACAGCTGATCACGTTAAAGGGGGTAAACTAACCTCATTAAATGGCGTGACTGATTTTGATTTACAGACTGGTTGGATTGATATGAACGGCTTCGGTGTAGGTATTAAAAATCAATTTCCAAACAGGCCATTACAATATCTAGTTTTTGGCGCAGGTAATATTAACGGTGTCGATGCTTCATATACTGCATTGTTGAGTAACAGAAACGGTTTACAAGCTTCAGACCACACATCCGCAGGTCTGCAAATCTGGAACGGGCGTACTGGTAACAATGTTCAGAGCGCTATCAATATGTATGGTCGGAGAATAACATTTAATCAAAGCGCACAAGCTGGTCTTCGAGAAATATCGATTGACACAGACACGAATACTATTTCGGGAGCTGATGAAATTTATATCAAAAATGTACGTTTATCACTCATCTTAAACGACATTTACGATAATTTCAGAAATCTTGCAGCAGTCCCTGGAAATTATAGCCGAGGCTATCACAGCCAATGGCGATAAAAAAAGAAAGGTATTATATGAACACATCAGATAAAGTTATTAACGATTTAGCTATTCAACTCGCAAATAAAGCGATTGAATGCGCAAATTACAAAGCTCTATATGAAGAAGCACAGGAGCAACTTCATGAAGCTAATAGCCAACTTGAAAAAGTCAACAAAGTCTTACAGTCAAACGAAGAGTTAAAGGCTCTATTTGACAAAGTAGCAGAAGAATTAGATAAACCACAGGAGGAACAATAATATATGACTTTTAAAGTAGTAAACAAATATTTACAAGACAACAACCGCACTTTCGTGGCAATTCGCCAAGAAGCGCCTTATACGGCATTTGACCGTGTTCTAATTGGCAATCACATGAATGAGTCAGATGAAGATTTGATTAAGGCAGTAATTGCTCAAGTAACGACTGAATTTAATCCAGCTGAAGGAGTTAAAAAACTTCAAGAAGATTTGCAAACTCAAGCACAAGAATATGAAGTCAAGCTCGCTGAGAAAGATGCAAAAATCGCAGAAGTTAAGGCAGTAGCAGATTGGGCGGTATTAGTCCGTGTAACAGATGTAGATAACCCGCTAGACCCTACATTGTTTAAACGTGGCCTTGAATTGGTTGACCTCGGACAAAGCGGCAAGACTTACCAACCACAAGAAATTTTTACACTTGAAAATCCTAACCATTTCGAGAAGTTCCAAGAAGGAAAACGTGTCATGATTCAAGTCAACGAGCCTTTCACTTACCAAGGGCAGACATTGGAGCAGTTGGAAGAATTGTATCAAAATGGTAAGCTAGGGATCTGGAAGTGGACAGAACCAAAAAAAGACACAAACGCTAACGAGTTAGAAACTCAACCTGTTCAATAGTCATCCGCTTTAGAAAGAGGGTGGTTAGATTGGACTTTCTAACTTTAATAGATAAACTCACACCCGTTTTAGTCGTTATCATTCCAAGTTATTTTTCATTTAAAAGTACAAAAACTTCCAAAGAAGCTGACAAACGCCTTGAGGGTCTATCTAATAAGATAGATACCCTCGAGAAGTCAGTCTCAGCCGTGGAAGAGATTGGAAAAGATAACCAACGAAACTTAACGATTATCGGGAAAGGATTACAACGGTTGCAACGTTTTCGATTGCAAGAAAATTTAAAAAAAGCAATACGACGTGGACGGACAAGTCAGCATGAAATCGAAGAACTATCACGACTTTATGAAAGCTACGTCGAATTGGGTGGAAACGGTGCTATAAAAATATTGTTTGAGAAATTTCTCAAACTAGAAATCAAAGAGGAGAATGATGATGAATAAAATTAACTGGAAGCTACGTTTACAAAACAAAGTTACTCTTATCGCACTTTTGGGAGCGGTATTTCTTATGTCTCAACAATTCGGATTTGAAATTCCACAAAATATTCAAAACGGAGTGAATACATTTGTTTATATCCTTGTTTTGTTAGGAGTGGTTACTGATCCAACGACTGCTGGCATCACAGATAGCGACAGAGCGCTTGAATATCACGAACCAAGCGAAGATTAATCAATTTGAGAACCCTTTGGGGTTCTCTTTCTTTATTAAAAGAAAGGAGGTAGCACTTGAAGAAGGTTATTGAGAAAAAATTAACCATTTCACCAAACAATCGAGACGTAGATAGGCTTTATAAAGAATTTTATAGTCATGATAAAAGCATTGCTGAATTTAAGTTCACGCTTGATAACTTGACCGCTACTAAAGTTATCTGCTTATTCTATTTCAAAACCACCAAGCGATATCAGGAAGTAGATGCAGCAATCGAAGATAATTCGTTTACGGTTCAATTTGATACATCATTGATCACGACTGATGAACCTGTCATTGGCTATATCTACTTTGAAAAAGTAGAGCAATCAGCAGATGTATATAGCTTCTTATTCAATGTTCATGTGAGTGAGATTGACAAAGCAGTTAAGACACCACTTATTGAACGTGAAGCTGGTCGAATTGTTAACGTCAATGACATTGTGACTAAGCAAGAGTTGGATGCGCTTTTTGAAAAAATTAAAGCACAAGGCGGCACGTATGACGATAGCAATCTACGTAGTGAAATAAGCCATATTTCAGCCGATATTGAAGCGTTAAAGACGAAGCCTGACAATGACACCATCTATAATGACAAACCCCTTGTAGAGCGTGTAGCGGCTTTAGAGAACAAGCCTGAAAAAGATACTAGCGATCTAGTAACAAGACAGGAACTTGAAAGTAAAAATTATCTTACCTCACACCAATCGTTGGAAAATTATGCTTTAAAATCTGAAATTCCAACACCTTACAACGATTTAGAATTAAAGAAACGTGTTGAACGTTTAGAGAATAACCCCAACGTTGATACAAGCAATTTTGCTACTAAGGACGAGTTACGCAATATCTCACTAACTCCTGGGCCAAAAGGTGACAAGGGGGAAACTGGTGAGCGTGGACCTCAAGGTGCAACAGGCGAAACTGGACCAAGAGGAGCGGACGGTTTACAAGGTCCTCAAGGATTGCAAGGGTTACAAGGTGAGAGTGGGCGAGATGGAGAGCCAGGACCTCGTGGAGAACGAGGGGAACAAGGACCAATCGGACCCGCTGGACCTCAAGGGCCTATTGGACTTACAGGACCTAAAGGTGAAAACGGTCGTGATGGTGTTGGCATTCCTCAAAAATTGAGAATTGAAGGGAACACCCTCATCTTATCTGATGGCGGTGGCAACGTAACCCTACCAACTTCAACAAGTAGCAATACGGGACAAGTCAATCAGTATGAAATTCACGGAACTGGTATGCCAAACGGCAAGGTTACTGCTCCAGTCGGGACGACATACGTTGATACGGCTGTTACAAATGGCGCTCTTAAATGGATAAAAAGACGAGGGACAGACAATCAAGGCTGGGAAGTCTTGACGGGTGACACTGGTTGGAGAACGCTGAATATTGTTTCAAAGCTAGGCGCATCTTATCTGAAAGTACGTCGTAAAAATGATACCGTCATGTATCAATTTGGTGGGCTTTCTTGGGGATGGTTCGGTGTTGTTCGTAGAGGTGGTACTGGATATAGTCCACAAGGTAGCGACAAGGAAAGAAACTGTTACATTTTAGGTTTAAGCGGTGTTCCTTACGGCTTTCGTTCAGAGTCTAGTCTTATTGGTGGTATTTACAACGATAAGGGAACGCCTTATGGAACTTGGTATCTTGGCGGTAGTGGAGACAGTAACATGCTACGTTTCCAATTTACCGACCCCGTACCAACTGACCGAGACATCGGCGATATTCGGGTAAGTTCTATCTCGTACTTAACGAGCGAGCCTTGGCCTACAACATTACCATAATTTGAAAGGGAAAACAAATGACAATCAATATTGAAAATGCTATTGCATGGATGCGTGAACGTGAAGGACAAGTCTATTACAGTATGGAATACCGTGACGGTCCTGATAGCTATGACTGTTCAAGTTCAGTATATTATGCTTTAAGAAGTGCTGGTGCTTCATCTGCTGGATGGGCAGTAAATACAGAGTATGAGCATGACTGGCTTATTAAAAATGGCTATGAGCTTATCGCTGAAAATACAGAATGCGTTGCTCAACGTGGAGATATCTTCATCTGGGGCAAGCGTGGAGCGAGTGCTGGAGCGTTCGGGCATACTGGTATGTTCATTGATAGTGATAATATCATTCATTGCAATTATGCGTATAATGGTATCTCAATTAACAACCATGACGAGCGCTGGTATTATGCTGGACAACCATATTTCTATATCTACCGCTTGACCAATCCAGATGCTCAACCTGAAGAACCTAAAAAAGGATGGCAAAAGGATGAACAAGGGCATTGGTATGCTAGAGCTAACGGCTCTTATCCTAAGGCAGAGTTTGAGTATATCGAAGAAAACAAATCATGGTTTTATTTTGATGAGTCGGGCTATGCTTACACTGACAAATGGCTACATCACACAGATGGCCAATGGTATTATTTTGACAAAGACGGATACATGGCTACAAGTTGGAAGAAAATTGGTGGTGCATGGTATTACTTTAACCGTGACGGTTCAATGCAAACCGGCTGGGTGAAATACTACGACAAGTGGTACTACCTCGATGCAACAAATGGCGACATGAAATCAGATTGCTTCGTCAAATACAATGATGGCTGGTACTTGCTACTTCCTGATGGTCGCATGGCTGATAAACCTGAGTTCACAGTAGAGCCTGACGGGCTCATCACAACTAAATAAAATAGAAAGACTCAAAAATTTAATTACACTAGACCGCTGGCAATCGCTAGCGGTTTTTTTGTTTGACAAAATTCAAAAAATGTGCAAAAATAAGTAGAATTGAAAACAGGAAAAACCACCTCCTTTCGATTCGCCCAGCCTTTT